AGTTATTGCCCTTGTCTTACCACTACGAACTGGTACATATTGAAATCTACGACCAAACTCCATAGATAATGCTGTTGGGTATCTATCGTTTGATTTAATATTTATTTTTGCTTCGGATCTAGTTCCTGAAGCTGTCATACCCATAACAGAACGATTAGCTTTTGGTACTGGTTGTTTTCTACCTAATGTACGGCTTTCAGTTAATTGTTCTTTTGCAATCTCTCTATGAAACTTTGATAATGTTTTTAGAACATCTTTTTTACCATATTGTTTTAATTCATTAACAAGTTCTCTAACTTCGCTGTTATCTATTGCTAAATCGGTTTTTTTAAATGTTCTTGCCATATCAATTATCGTATTTCTTGTTTATAACCCTTACTAATGCGTAAAACATTTCTAAATCAAGTTCTGCAAGTTCTTGTGGACTTATACCAGTTTCAACTGCAATAACTGCAATTAAATCCTGAAAACCACTTACGCTTTTAAATTATCACTTGATCCATTAATGTCTAGTTCTTCTACTAAATTAATCCAAGTGTCATAATCTTCAGTTACGCCATTTCTTTTAGCACCTAACCAAGCTAAATATAAAAGCCACTCATAACGACTTTCTTCGTTTAGCTTGGATATTGGTACATCAAATTTGCGTTCAAACTGAACAATATCTATTGGTTTAATTTTTACTTCAAACTTCTTGCCGTCTTGCATAACGACAATCATATTGCCCATTATGAAGTTGCTCTAGTTATTGTTCCAGAAGTTGGAAACGATATAGACATAGTTGCAAGTTCACCTACACCATTAGCTACTGGTATATGTTGATTTACAAGCACGTTACCAGAATAACTTGGGTTAGTTGCACTTACAGCACTAGATGTTGGTTTTACAACGAAAGCTGTTGTAGTACCAAGTAGTGGCCATAATGTAGCGTCTACTTCTGAAGCAGCGAAATCTTGTTGGAACTCAATGGATAATGTTCCATCTTTAAGTCCACCAGTTCTGGATTGAAATGTATCACCCATAGCTGTTGTTACAATTTCATCTGCTGTAATGTCTAATGTAACGCTTGAAACGTGGTCTGATAGATCAACGCTGTTCAAGGTTACACTAGCGTCTGTTAAAACAAATTTTGCCAATGTAAACTCCTCTCTTACATAAGTTTATAGTTTAGTAAAGAAGTTTAATTGTGTTTGTTATTCTATGCCGATTGTTGCGTGAATAGAAAAACTTGGATCAGTTCCAGATATTGTGTAGTTAAGTCTAAAGTAATCATCTGTTATTGCACCAGCTGCACTTTGGAAATCTGCACCGATTGCAGTTATGTCGCTAAATGTAATGACATCAGTTGGACTTGTAAAACTAGCGTTGTCATCTGATTGTAATTTAAAAGTTATTGTAGGTGTTGATGTTCCACTAACACCGTAACAATGTATTGCTACGTATATCTTTTCATCAGCACCTACTGCACCAAGCTGTACGCCTGTTGAATTGCCACTAGATGTTAGATCTCCGTCTATCTCTATTTTGCCTTGAACCACTTTATCTGCTGATTGCGATTTAGAAATACTAAATGGTGCAATCTCGCCAACTGTACCAAACATTGAATATGTGAATAACCTGGACTTCATAAAGTAAGCTGTATTGCCAACACCTGCGTCTGGTACTGTTGTAACAATCAATTCGTTGCCTACAGAAGCACCTAATAATGCGTCTGGCTTATTAGATCCAGCTTCATAAAAACCGTCCATTGTTAATGTACTATCTTTTAATCCACCTAGTTTTTCACGAAAGCCACCACTATTAATTGTTGTAGCGTCTAGTTCTTCAGCGTTTATTTCTAAATTTACGCTAGTTATGTGGCTAGATAAATCATAACCATCACTAAATACTTTACCGTCATTAAATACAAATTTAGCCATTATCTATTTCCCACGCTTCATTAACATCTGGTGTGCTTTTATCATCACTTTTAAATGTGCCATCTTTCTTTCTGGCACGTCTTTTTTTAATAGTAGTAGGTTGTATATGTCCACCTTTTATTAATGACTTAGCAACATTTTCATCATCAATAGTAATTGTGTCGCCTTTTTCTTTACCCATAACTTTTTTGTTACCAATAATCTTATATTTTGCCATTAACTACCTTTCGTATAAACTTCAATACTTAAATTAGCACCAACACCGTCAATGCCGTTTAAATTTACATCAGCTGCGTAATTAGACATATTAACTACCCTAGCGTCTGTATCTGTAAGTCCTAACGTTCTATTATTGTATATTACTTGTCTAATACTTGATGACCCACTTCCTGTAATAAATGCGTCTAGTTTATCTTGTGCAGTTCTACTATCTGCACGTTGTACTGCTACTAGTAAATCAAATGTGTATAGATCAGTTCCCCTTTGCATAGCTAAATCAAATTCTATTTCTGTAGGTATAAATATTGCAACTGGAAAGTTTATTGCATTATCTGGAATAGTATCGTAACAACGTAGTCCAGTAATGTTATCGCCTATGGTTGTTTTTAAACCATCACGTATTTCTGACAATGTTGCCATTACGCAACACCTAAAACTGTGCCTTTACGAAATGGTGCTATTAGTCGTGTAATCTCTCTGTTTTGTTGAATGTTTACTACACCGAAGTCGCCAACACCAGCAACGCCTAATGGTGCGTTACGCATAGCAAATAATTCACTAGCTAACATCAATGTAGCTTGTTTAATTTGTGTAGGTACACTTGGATAACCCCATTGTGCTGTAATTTCTGCACGTGGTCTGTTACTTGAATAATCTAATGGCCATTCGTGGTTGCCATCACTTATTAATTCTACAATGTAATAAGGATTGCCTGTAATACCACCGACAATGCCATTTATCGGTAAAACCTGGTAATCGGAACTTGATACTGTGGTTTCATACGTTCCGTCATCATCATCATCATATTTAACGATTAAACCTGATGTGGTTGAAATATCATCAACACGCAATCTGTATAGATCATCTGTAAAAAACTTACGTGCTGACGCTGATCCATCTTGGTAAAAATATCGTCCACAAAAAGCGTCTATCTGCCTACTAGCTGCATTTACAGCGTCATCAATTAGCGTATCATCAGCTGTATCGCTTGTAGGTATGCCAACAAACGTCTTTAATTCATCTTGTGTACAGTAACCATTAGTAATTGCCATAAGGTTTATCTACCTTTCTTTCGGCCTTTACCTTTGCCACCTTTCATTTTTTTACCGTAATGTTTTGGCATTATTACTTCTTGTCTATTTTCTTTTCAGCTTTAGGTTTTGCACTAGCTTTTTCAACTTTGCCACCAGCTTCTTTAATAGCTTTTTTTACTTGTTCAGCACGATCTGCTTTACCGTAAATTTCATAATGCTTTAATTCTTTTTTTAATGCTTCTATTAATTCTTTGTTTGCCATAATTGTTTCCTTATGCAGTTTGGTGTATCAGTTGCCTGACACACCATAACTACAATTTTAATTAAAAGGTTGGTGTAACCAATCCTGTTCCACTCATCTTTGAAATACCAAGTGGGTATCTACCAGAAGCGAAAGCAACATAACCATAAACAACCATCTTGGTTGTAAGTGATCCTGCGTTTGTTTCCTCAAATTTAAGTTGGAATAAGTTATCTTCAAATAAGATATGGTCATCAGCTTTAACTAAGAATATTTCGTCCTCGTTAGTACCTGTACCACCATTAGTAATAATGTTAGCGTCAGTAATAACTGGGATACCTAGTAATGAACCAACAACGTTTCCGTATGCAGCTGCTTCACCAACACCTACAGCGTTATCTGGGTTGTTTCCAGCTGGAACAACTAACGGTCTGTTAGTGCTATCTACTCCTGCTGTAATGAAACCCCAACGTCTTGGGTGCATAATGAACGCACTAGCTGGTGCGAACCTATTTGAATTGATTTCTTGAACTTGATCTGCAAGTTTAGGATATAATTCAGCAACAGTTGGACTTGCGTCTGTGTATGTTGTTGTATTGATACCTGAAACGTTAGAAATACCTAATGGTTGTCCAGATGAACCAGAACCGTTAAGCATTAAGTTATCAAGTTTTGTGTAATATGCAGCAACTAAGTCTTGGAAGATAATATTTTCCAATGAAAAACCTGGTTGTCCACCTCTTTCAAGAGCTTGTCTTGAAACGTCTTGCTGACCTGCAATAGTATCAACATTAACTGTTAATAAGGTGTCGTCCATATTTGTTTCTTGTACTGCTGAATTTTCAGAAGCCTGTTCTGCTGCTGCTGATCCAGTTGTTATTCTGGATATTTCAATTTTATTACCAAATGGTGGTAAATCTTTTTTAGGAACAGCATTATAAAATGCAGAACCAGCTCTTGCGATTGGTGCGTACTCATCAACTAAGTATTGAGGTACAACTAATCCTGTAAAAGCACCAGTTCCTACATCTCTTGCTTCAAATTCTTGGTGCTTATTAAGTCTTTCTTGTGCTTTAAAGTCGCCTGTTCTAGCTGCGTAAGCGTCAGAAATAAAAGAGTGATCGCCACCCTTTCTATACATATCTGGCTCTGCTACTTCTACAACAGCTTCTTTATCGCCTAAGTCTACGTCATCAACACCTAAAGCATTTCTGCTTTCTTTAACTGCTTTTAAAGTTTCAGCAGCTTCTCTTGCTTCTTCAATCTTTTCGTTCATCTCTTTGATTTCAGCGTGTAGTTCGTTTGATCTAGCAAATTTGCCGTCAAATTCTTCACCAGCTTCCATTTCATCAAGTTCAGCAACAAGACCGTCAAGTTCAGCTACTTTAGCTTCTCTAGCTTCAATTAATTTTTTCAATTTAATTTCCTTGTGTTATTTTCTTATACTTCTGCGTAGAGTGTGGTAGTTAAGTGTGATACACGGCTATAACCACGGCTATACGTCTTTTAGCGAATACCGTCCCTTTCAAGTTTCAGTTTTAATAAATCCACTTTAGGATTGCTTCGCTTTTTATCAACGTCATCACTTTCAGCGACTTGGTTAATAAAACTTTCTAAAATCTCTGTGGCTTGTTCACCACTTCTTGCTTCAACTAATTCTTTGTGCAAGTTTTCAATATCTACGCCACGAAGTTTTGCACCTGCCCACGGATTAGCTGGATAAGTAACTACAGACACATCAAATAAACGTGCTTCGTTTACTTCTCTATTTTCACCACTTTGGTCAAAATTATCTTTGATTGCTGCAAATGCAAAAGACATTTCGTTTAAATCGCCACGTTTCATAGCACTTGCAACTTCTGCAACTGTTGGGTTGCTTGGATCTAATTCAGCACGTACAAATAAACCGTAATCATCTTCTTCTAGTTGTAATGTACCTGATGAAGTTCTTGCCAATGGTATACCGTCGTGGTTTACTAAAAATCTAACATCATCTTGTTCTTGTAAAGTCTTTTTAAATGCACCTGGTTTAATTGTTTCGTTGTATTGTCCACGGCTATCCCTAACACCGTATGGTTTATCAAATACAGAAGCATAACCAGTAAACAATAATGTATCATTGTCGTTATTATTACGTTCTTCTACTGCTGCGAATGTAAAACTTCTATTTTCAGTTTGTCTTTCCATTTCTTTAAGAATAGTGTTGCGTTTTTGTGTTTCTAGTGTTTGTGATATAGCAACTGGTTTGTCAAACACTTCTGTATGTTGGTTACTCATATTTTCTTCCCTTTCACTATAACGTGGGTGTTCTTTTGGTAATAAATCATTATCTGATCTATAAGCTGGATTTTGTGGTTTATCATTTTTCAATAAATAACTAAATGCACGAAGTCTTGCTAATCCCCACGCTTGTCGACTTACACCTGGTCTATGGCTTGTTGAGTATGCACCAAATCCACGTCTTACAACTGCTTTTGCTGTACCCATTTTTAATTTACGCCAATCGGCCATACCACTTACATCTTCATTATGTTTTTCGATACGTCCCCTAATAGCTTTTTCTGTACTTTCGCTAAATTTAATACCACCTTGTTTACCACTTGCAGAACCCTTTGGATTTTTCTTACTTCCTTTTATTTGGTCTTTTTTTGGTGCTGGTGTGCTTGGATCATTACGTGGTTCTAATTCACCCTCTTTTACAAGTTGTGCAATTTTTCTATCTGCCCAATCAGCTGCTTTCATTGGTGCTGACCACGGATTAGAACCCCATAATAAAAATGCTACATCACTAGCAACCCAAGTATCTGGATCATTTGGGTTTGTTTTTTCTCTATCTAAATCACTAATGTGTCTTTTATGCCACGCAGCAATACGAACAATTTTATCTATGCTTATTTGTTCGCCATTTGCCATTTGTCTAGCTTCACGTTTTGTTTTATCAGTTAAACCGTCCCCTGCCCTATTAAGATTATCTAAACCACGTTGTGCATTTTCTTGCATAAACTTAG